CGGGCGAGGCGAACGGCGTTCGCCTGCCCGGCCTTCCCCCGCTAGAACTTGAGCACGACGACGTTGAACGTCGCGCTCGCCGGGTCGAGCGCGCCGGCGGTGAGGTTCTGGCAGCGGATCTTGACGGTATCGGCGGCCGAGACGAAGGCATTGAAGACCAGGCCGGCATTGATCGCCGCGGGCAGGCTGCAGATGACCATGTCGCCGACCGCCGCGCCGGTGACGGTGATGGTGAGGTCCTGCGTCCCGGCCGCGCCGGTCGACGGGAAGTCGAGGGTGGCGGTGCCGAACAGGAACTTGCTGGGGCCGAGCGCCCGGAGGCCCTCGCTGAGCAGCACGCGCGCCGTGGCGTCGCCGCTGTTCTGCGCCTGGGTGGCGACGCCGATCGGCATGTTGCCGCCGCCATTGACGGTGGTGACCACCTTGGCGCTGTTGTCCCAAAAGATGAGCTGGCCCTGGGTGACGGCGCCGGAGGCCTTCACGATGTCGACGACGCCCTCGGTGATGATCTCGACGCTGGCGCCGTTGGCGGCGTCGTTGGTGGCGACGCCGAAGATGTTCCCGACCAGCACGCCGCCGCCCGAGGACACCGCATAGGGGGCGGTGACGGTGATCGTCTCGCCCGGCTGAACGTAGTTCTTCATCGATCGAATCCCTGGAAGACGAAGGGCGGCCCCGAGGCCGCCCCTTCGTCGATTTCCTCCCGCTCGAGCCGACCTGGCCGCGGGACGGTTATGCCGCGCGGTTAGGCGCCGGGCTGCTTGTAGAGGCCGCGGAAGTCGAGCGCCTTGGCGGCGAAGTCGTGCCGCACCTTCATCTCGACGCCGTCGACGTCGAAGCCGACGCGGGACTCCGTGTAGACCCCCTCGTTGCCCTCGAGATAGCAGTACTCGATGGTGTCGATCTGGCCGGTCCCGGCCGCCAGGTAGTACGCGGTGGTCGAGGCCGCGTCGAGGCGCGGCTCGACGACCGGCGTGAGCGCGGTCTTGCCGCCGGCGCGGAACTCGTTCGTCTGGGACGGCTGTGCCGGGACATAGTTGGCGCTGGTGTACTGATAGGCGACCTGCTCGAGCGCCGTCGGCACGATCAGAAACTCTGGCACCAGGTTGATCAGCCGGCCCTCGAGGCCGGTCTGCAGCCGCATCGCGGCCCGGGCGGCGCCGAGGCTTGTCACCGAGATCACCGCGCCCGACCCCGCCAGGTTGTTGTGGCTGGCGTGGAAGAGCGCGATGCTGTCCCCAAGAGCGGCGTTGGCGGTGAGCACGGCATAGACGGTGTCGGACTCGAGGTCTGCCGCGGCCCGGCCCATCAGCGACGGGATCCGCGAGAGCGCCGAGAGATCGTCATTGATGAGCGCCTGGCGGGAGAACGCCACCACTCGGCCATAGGTGGCCAGCGCATAGGTCTCCTTGCCGTCGGTGATCGCGCCGCGCTTGTACTCGCCGGACTCGTTGACCTGCAGCAGGCTCGGCGCGCCGGAGAGCAGGGTGCGGGTGATCGTCTTGAAGTCGGGGTTGGTCGAGAGCCCGGCCCAGGCGACGAAGGTCCGCGGCGTGCCCTCGTACTGGCGGCGCAGGGTCTTGTTCATCACGTTGGCGAGCACGTTGGCGAGGTCGCTGGTGCCCTCGAGGCCGGCGCGGCCAAGGATGCCAGCCTGGCCGTTCAGCCCGAGCGCCTGCCCCGCCAGCTCGAAGCGGCCGAGGCCGCGGGTCTTGACGCCGCGGCGGTCGAGCAGGTCGCGCGCCAGCTCGATCATGGTCAGCGAGCGGAACTCGCGGGCGCCGTCCTCGAGCTTGACGAGCTGCGGCGAGCAGCGGTGCAGGATCGCATTCTCGACCCGCGCCAGCAGCGCGCCGTGCTCGTCGTTGAGCACACGGACGTGGGTGCGAACCTCACCCCCCTCGCTGCTGCGGGCGGCGAGCGCGGCCCAGGCCGCGTCGCGGAAGGCCTGCACCGAGGTTCCCTCGTTGATCGCCTTCTCGACCTCGGCCTCGCCGATCTTGGCGACGCGGGCGATCGAGCGGATCTCCGCCTGGCGGGCGCGCTCGGCCTTGGCCGCCTCGGCCTGGATCTTGGCGCGCTCCTCGGCGGCGACCGCCGGGGTGGCGGTGGCAGCGCTGGTGCTGGTGGTGGCATCGGTGGTGCGAACGGCGTTCGCCGGCTGGCCGGCGGCCGCGGCGGCCGCGGCCGCCTTCTTCTCTTCCTCGGTCACGGTGACCTCCTGGTTGCGGGCGCCTGCCCGGTTGACGTCGACGATCTCGCAGGGATTGGTCGCGGCCTCGCGGCCCTCCGACCTGGCGCGGACCCCTGCACCCGCGTCGGCTCCAATGGGACAAAGCGAAATCTCCATGGGCTCCCAGTCGACGGCCCGATAGACCGCGACCTCGCCGGGCTGCGCCGGCGGGGTCCGCTCGTACCGCCAGATCCGATAGCCGACCGAGACGTTGCGAATGATGCCGGACTGCACGTCCTGCCAGATCGGCGCGACCTCCTCGCGGTCGCTGAAGCGGACCGTGGCGCGGCCCTCCTTGCCGTCGACGGTGGCCGAGCCCGGCTCGACCACCCCCAGCATGCCGGCGAGGCTCCAGCCGTCGTGCGAGTCGAGCAGCGGCGCGCCGTTGTTGAGCCGGTCGAGGCGCACGGCGCCGGGCTCGAGCGAGAGCACCTCGTCGTAGTACTCGTCAGCGAACCACGAATAGCGGCGCACCGCCGCGCCGGTGCTCCATACCAGGCCGGCCGTCCGCTTGCCGGCATCGCCCGCGGCCGGCGCGATCGCGCCCGCCCGGGTCTGCGCCGGCGCCTCAGTCTTGCGCTTTGCCGTCATTGCCCTTTCCCTCCGTCGCTGCCGTCGCTGCCGTCGCCGTCGCCGGCGGCGGCGGCGGCGGCGTCTGCCGTGTCCTTGGTGACCTGTGCCTTGCCCGTCTGCGCGACCCGGCGCGGGTCGCTGTCGAGCACCAGCCCGAGCTCGTCGAGCCGGTCATTCTCCGCGGCCAGCTCCTCGAGCACCTCGTCGGGGTCGTAGCCGCGGCGCTGGATCATCTGCGAGCGCGTGGCGAAGCCGGCCCGGACCTCGGCGAGGTCGGCCCTGGCGTCCTTCTCCGGGTCGATCGATTGCCAGGCCGGCGTCTCCCAGCTCACGCCATAGGCCGGCCGATCGATGACGCCGGCGATCGCCAGCCGGTCGACGAAGCGCCGCCAGGTCGGCTCGCAGAACATCGGGATGAGCAGCAGCCACTGGTCCATCTCGACCGCGCGGCGGTAGCCGTTCTGGCCGGCCCGGAAGGAGCTGTAGTTCACCTGGCTCCAGTCGCCGGTCATCTCCTCGTAGGTGACGCCGGCGCCGGCCGCGATCGCGTGGAGCTGCGCCTGGGTGTAGTCCCGATAGTTCTCCGAGCCGGGCGGGGTCGGGAACTGCGCCTCCTCGTCGAGGCCGAGATACTGCACCATGCCCGGCGACAGGGTCTCGATCCGCCGCCCGGCCGCGTCGCTCGAGGCCTTGGCGCCGGTGAGCGGCGAGGCGACGTTGCCGTTGCGCTTGATGATCAGGCCGAAGCACGCGGCGATCTTCTTGCGCACCAACTCCGCCTCGTCGAACTCGGCGAGGTCGTAGGTCCGCTGCATCGCCGAGGCCAGCTCGGTTACGCCGCGGACCTGCCCCGGCCGGTCCGGCCGGAAGACATGCGCGATCTGCTCGGCCGGGACCCGGCTCGAGCGCAGGATCTGGCCGAGCCGCACCAGCGTCGAGTCGCCGGGGTGCTGGCTCCACAGGTAGTACGCGACCCGCCGGCCGATCGGGTCGAACTCGATCCCCTGGTTGATCCAGTTGTTGCCGCCGGCATCCGGCGTGCCCCAGCGCGTGGTGTCGAGATAGTCCGGCTCGAGCACCTGGAGCTGGAGCGGCACCGCGAGCTGGTCGCTCGGCAGGCGGTCGCGGTAGCGGACCAGGACCTCGCCGGACTCGAAGAGCGCACCGGCGACCAGGCCCTGCAGGCCGTAGAAGTCGAGCAGCCCGTCCGCGTCGCACTCCGCCCGCCAGGCCTCGAACGCGGCATTGATCCGCGCGTCGCGGCCCTTGTTGCCGGTGCTGGCGCGCGGCCGGATCCCGGTACCGACCATGTTGGAGACGTAGGAGCGCTTTCCCTTCTTCGCATAGGGGTTGTTGCGCACCAGGTCGCGGGCGGAGTCGCGCAGCTTGCCGCCCGCCGTGGCGATCTCGGCATTGGCCGAGGTCGAAGGCCGCGACCAGCTCGATTGCCGGCGCCCGCCCTTGGCGCCGTCATAGCCGCGCACCGCCTCGAGCTGCGCGCGGTAGAAGGCGCGCTCCGCCGCCCACCGCGGCGACAGCGCCGCGATGCCCTTCTCGAGCCAGCTCATGGGTCAGCCTCGATCGAAAGCGGCGAAGGATTGCGTCACGGCGCCGCCCGGGGTGCTCGCGGGGGGCGGGCCGCGAGGCAAGTCGC